GCCGCGGCTTGCTCGGCTACGCGAGCGGCCTTCTCTTCGGCGGCGCGCTTCTCCGCGGCCTCGTGCTCGAGCTTGGCCTGCTCTTCGCGGCGGATGCGCTCGCGCTGCTCTTCCTCCTTGCGCAGCTCGTCGGCCTTGTGCTTATCGATACGGCTCGACACCACCAGGCGCAGATCCTCGATTTGCTTCGTGGCCAGCCCAACGCGATCGGCGAACAGGAACTCGTAGCCTTCGATCACACGGTCGAGGAACACAACGTTCGCGCGGATGCGCTTCGCCGAGGCGTCAGCCTCGATCTTGGCGTTGGCCAGAAGCGTGTCGACGGCATCCTGAATGCTCGACACCGAGCGCTTGCCCTTGGCGGCACCCACGAAGTCCGGCGCGCCGAGTTCCACCCAGGCGCCGCCGGTTTCGGCCTTCAACGACTGGATGTGTTTGGCGTAAGCCTCGCGGCCGCCGCGGATGATCGATTCCTTCACTTCGGTCTTGCGCTGCGTGACCAGCTTGTCCAGGTCCAGCCGCACGCGGCGGGCCTCGGCGCTGATATCGTCGATCGTGCGGAACAGCTCGTCGATGCTGGCCGTCTGCGACAGCGCGTGCTGTTTGGCGGCGGCCAGCTTGCTTTCCACCTCACCGCACCACTTGACGGTCTTCTCGGCATCCGCGAAGTCCTGATCGGTGGACAGGTTGCGATTGATGCCCTGGAACACGGCGATGGCGTGTTCGCGGAACTCGCGCAGGTTGCTGGCCGTGACTTGGCCGCGCACCTCGACGAACAGGGCCGGCAGCGTTTCCGGCGTGCGGCCGACGGGCTTCACTTCCTGCTCGCGCGGCTCATACTCGGCCACGTCCTTGTCGAACTGGGCCCAGCCGGCGCGGATGCGGTCGAACCATTTCGGGTCCGGCGAGACATCGGTCCAGACAAAGCGATCGCGCGTACCGTCCGACACAACGAAGCGCACACGCTCGGCGCCGGTGACCATCAGGATCTGCTGGCACTGCGGCATGTGGCTGTCCGGGACGTTGCCGTTCTCTACCGCCAGCGCCAGATCTTCGTTCCACTGCTTGTGCTCGAACGCGATGTCGCCGGCCATAGTCAGGCCGTCGCACGATGCCGATTCCTTGCCCAGCGAGCACGTGACCGGATACAGCTCTTCGCCGAGGTCTTCCTCGACCAGCGGGCGGGCCATAGCTTCCAGTTCGTGACCACGGTCCAGAATCCGCTCCTGCACGAAGTCACTGAACTCCTTCGGCATGGCCGTCTTCTTGATGTGCAGAAGCTCGTTTCGCTTCATGTACGGCGACAGGCCGAGCATGGCCGCCGCCTCGCTGGCGCCGTGGTAGTCGAAGCGGAAGGCTTCCCACTCGGGAGAGCCCTGCAGCAGGGTATGGACGATGTGGTCAGTCATTCTCGTGGCTCCAAGAGTCGATCGTGTTCTTCTGGGCTTCGGTCATCAGCACGCCCTTGGATTCGACGGTCGCGATGATCTGTGCGGGGGTCTTCTTCTTGCCGAGAATCAGGTCGCGCCACTTGGCTTTGTTCTCGTCGAAGCGTTCTTGCGGGTAGGTGGAGGCGGCGGAACCGTCGTTTCCTTGTCGCTCCTGGCGCGGCTGACTGCCGCCGGCTGGTGCGTCGTCGCTGCCGCCTGCGCCGTCATCGTCCATGCCCTTGGTCGACATGCCGGTCACGGCCAGCAGGGTGTAGCGCTGCAGGTAGGTAATCGTCGACGCGGTCTGCTGGATGACGTTCTTCTTGCCTGAGTTGTCCGGCGGCCCAGACATCACTACTTTCTCGGAGTGGCCGTCCTTGTGCGTGACGACGCATTCCACAGTGATCAGGCCGTTGCCCTGCAGGATGTTCCAGGCGAAGCTCAGGCCGTGCTTGGCCATGGCCGGGCCCACGGCATCGGTGACGTCCGACAGTTCGGCGTGCGAGTAGCCCACAAAGTCGCCGTCCTTCGTCCGATAGCCGACTTCCTTGCTGCGACGGATCGTGATGGGCTCGGTCTTGAACGCGGCCATAGCGCCCACGTAGGCCTGGCGCGCAGCCATGGCCATGCCGCGCTCGCGCAGATCCAGAAGCTTGCCGATGTACTCGGGATCGGCGCCTTTCTCCACCGCGATCAGGAGCAGGGTGTCGGGGGTGACCGGTCCGGAGTGGGCGAGTGCGCCAGACTGGCGAGTGGCCGGCAGCGCTGCGGCGCGCAGCGGGGCGGTATCGACGTCGATAACGTCTTCGACGACAGCGGTGGACATGATGTGGATCTCCTGGTGGTGGACGGGGGTCAGGCGGCCGGCGCTGCGTCGACCTTCACGTACGGGTACTTCTTGTCGTACGGCTTGATGTGCTTGCCGAAGTGCGAGCCGATCGACTCGGCCGTCTTGAACGCGGCGAACTCTTCGGCGGTGAAGTTGCCGTAGTGGTACAGGCTGGTGGCCTCGCCCTTGTAGTTCTTGAAGCGGATGGCCAGCGTGTTCGTCTCGGCGTCATGGCCGATGCTGTGGATCTGCGACGACTCGACTTGCTGCAGGGCGATCGCGGGTGCGGTGGTTTCCATGGTGGTCTCCAGGTGGGAAAGGTCAGAACAGGGCGCCGGCGCGGATGGCAACGGCGACGTACCAGATGACGGGCGCAGCAATGCAGAAGCCGGCCGCGCAGGCGTACTCGATCGAGCGCTTGCGCTTCGCGATGGCCAGCAGCTGATTCGAGTCCGGGTCGTAGTTCATGCGAGCACCTGTGCGACGGAGTAGACGAGGCAGTAGCCCAGCGCCACCAGCGCGGCGCGCGTGAGCCAGCGGTTGTTACGGTTGATCGCAGCGCGGCTCATTGCGACACCATCGAGATCAGCGTGGCGCTCAGCACCACCAGCGGCGGAGCGACGCAGATCAGCAGGGCGATGTAGAAGAAATCGCGGTTCATTGCGCGGCCCCATAGAAGGTTGCAGCTAGGTCAGCGTCATCCAGTGCCGACATGCGGTAGATGCAGGCCTGGCCGCAGACCGCGTGATTCTTTTCGATCTGCAGCACGCTGCCGAAGTCGTCGACCACGTCGAAGACCATGGGATAGCTGCTGTCGCCGTAGTGGTGGAGGATCACGGCCGTCCTCGTTCAATCGACGGTGTAATAGCGCAGCGTCGTCACCCACTCGTTGCCGTCGAGGCGCGACGTGGAGACGGCGGGCGAGCGGTACGCGTCGATGCCGCTGGCGCGCCGTTGCGCGGCCTGCTGCACGGCTTCACGGTTCAGGCCGCGGTACTCGATCTCGTGCGTCGAATCGCAGCGGATGACGCGGCTGCGCACGCCTGCCGGCAACTGCGGCGGGGCGATGCCGCGCAGGGCGGTCTGGAAAATAGGGTGCAGGTTGCTCATGACCGGCTCCTTGTGAGTGGAGTTGTGGTCAGGCGGACATCAGCTCGGCAGCAAGCTTGGCGGCGCCGATGACGCGGCAGGCTTGCTCAGCAGCACGAGCTGCAGCTGCTGCGGCAGCGCGCTTGCCCTGTTCGACCAGGTCGCGAGCCTCTGCAGCCGAGATCTTGCTGATGCCGTTGTGGGGGACGAAAGAGTAGAACTGCTCGCCGCGCACCAGGACATAGGCGTCCGGGGCGAAATCACCCGGGGTAGCGACCTTGGCGACGACCGTTAGGCCGCTCAGGAAGCCAACCTTCACCTGCTGGCCGACCTGCCATGCTTGCTTGCTCTTCGTGATCATCTTGCACTCCATCGGCTGGTTGATGGACCCAATTAAACACTATGTTTAGACGAATGTCAAACACGGTGTTTAGTTTGCGTGATCATGACGAAACAACATGTGTAGTTTCTGGGCAACAAAAAGCCCACCGCGAAGGTGGGCTAATGCCGGAGCGGGAGGAAGTTACGAGCGAGTACTGCGCCTATATGGCTTTAGCTGGCCGTTCATGGCATCGATCATAACTGCTGAAATAACGGCGTTTCCGGGGTTGCGCACCGTTTCGGATTTGATGGTTTGCCCGTTGATGGCGATCTTCGATTTGATGAACTCGCATGGCGACTTGCAAGAGAACGTGTCGGTAGCCCCATTGCCGACAGCCATCACGACCGTGTGTGAACCGTCTTTAACGCCCAAGTAGCGCACCATAATCAGGGCTGAAGCCGCCTTGCCGGCCTTACGTTCATCCTCACTGAGGCTCGGTTCATAGCCGTATTCGCCATCCTCTTCCAAGGAGTAGAGGTGGGCCGGCCTGGACGGCGGCGCAGGCACCGCGACTGCATCTTTGCTAGCCGACTGTGGCGAGGATTGCAGCTGCTTTGGCTCTTCGCCCTTCCCGCATGCTGCCAAGACCGCGACAGTAAAAACGCACAACAGCTTTTTCATTTTTGACCCCACCCCATACCCCGCGAAGATCGCAGGGAGTTAGAACCGCGTCTTGATCTTCTTCCGCCTTACTGGATGCGCAACGTAGTACATCCACGTGATCTCATCCGGCTTAAAAAACAGCGTTCCAGGTTCGCCATACGACCCCAATTGAAGGCCATCAGCACGCCGAACTAGCAGTCTCTTGAGGAGGGTCTCGCCGGTCTTCAGGCGCACTAGAACATCGTCACCTAGATCCACTTCCGTGCCTGGCTCGACGAAAGCGAAATCGCCTGGGTTATAAACGGGAGCCATTGACGTGCCGATGATCGGCGTAAGGAAGGCGTGCGGATCGTCCGTCGCCAGCACTGCGTATTCTTCAGTTGCGCCCACCAGGTAACCGCCGTCAGTCCAAATCCTCTCAGGAAGGCCGCCATTGGCCCGCCCCACGACATACACAGGACGCGCGGGGGAGCTGCCTACCGGGATATTCGGGTCGGGCAGCCGCGACACATTGTAAGCAGGCGCTCCAGAGCTCTCGTTAAGTTTTTCTTCAATCTGACTTGAGCCGGATTTTTGCTTGACAGCCTCCATAGGCGGAATGCCTGTCTGCAGCCAAGTAGCGCTGCATCCAATCTCAGCTTGGGCCTTAAGCATTCCGCCCTGGGAAATGCCTCTTCGTTCCCAGTTATTGACGGTCTGCTGCGACTGATTGAGTGCTCGCGCCACATCGGTAGGCGTTTCTAGCCCCTTAAGTGTCTTCGCTGCCTCATAGAGGCGAACCATGGTTTCGTGCATGGCGCGGATGTTCTCACGAGTAAACGTTCTGTTGATAAACGTGGCGTTTGACTTCCAATTAAACATCATGTTTAATAAGGCCATGAACGCGAAACCGACCGCCGTCCACGCTGACTGGCAACTCATCGAGAGCCTTGGGGGTCCAGCCCAAGTCGCAAAGCTGCTGGGTTACGACCTCAAGCGGGGCGGGATCCAGCGAGTCCACAACTGGAGGGTAAGAGGAGTTCCGCCCTCCGTAAAGCTCGCTCACCCGTCTCTTTTCCTGAAAGAACTTACCCATAGCCAGGACGCCAGCGACGACGCTCAGCCGCCAGTCGGCACATCGAGTCGCGGGGCAAAGAAGAAGATTCGAAAGTAGGTATCGCATTACGCGGGGCCGTGGGCATCGGGTTGATGCCTTCTTTTTTAGGCGAGGCGCAAGTGTCCATTCAACTATCAAGTGATGCCACTCAACTGGAAATTCCTCTGATGTGCCTTATGGAACGTCCTCAATCGGTTGATCAGGAAATTGTGGCGGCCATCGGCGATGAGTCGTCGCTAATTCGCAAAGCCATTGAACTGAGCCGGTACAAGTTCATGGAAAAGACCTATGCCGGCTACCTGGGCCTCTCTCCGTCTCAGTTCAGCAAGATCAAGAACGGGAAGGATGGTTCCGGGAAAGTGTGGCATCTGCCGATCACTGCGATCGCGCGGTTCGAATGTTTGGTGGGGCACACGCTTCTGACCCAGTGGATCGCGTACCAGCGTGACCTGATGTTCTGCGATGACCTGCGCGAGTTGCACGAAGCGGAGCGAAAGGCTGCAGAGCTGAGGGCACGCATCTTGGGGAAGGCAGCGGCTTGATCCGCGAGTGCCCGTCAAAGGCACCACGGACGTAGTAACGAAAGCATTTACCGGAAATCCCGGGGGAATCATGGAACAGCTCACTGGCCCACAGCGGGCCAAGACGCGCGGCACTCGCCGGCGCGCTCTCAATACCGCGCCGCTGACCACCGAAGCCCGCCAGCACGCCCACATCGACGAGCTTTGCCACCGCATGACTGTCGCTGAATCGCGCGCCGTGCGCGTACAGCTGTGCGCCGAACTGAAGCAGGCGATCGCTGAATACCTGAAGACGGCGGGGGGCTCGCGGTAATGGCTGGTGACTGGATCAAGATGCGGACCGACCTCTTCACGCATCCGAAAGTTGTCCGCATTTCGTCCGCATTGAAAGCGGACAGATTTAGGACAGTTGGCGGACTGATGTCCGTTTGGTGTCTGTTCGATGCGCACTCAACTGACGGGCAACTCGAAGGTTACAGCTTGGCGACGGTCGACGATCTGATCGGCTGGCAAGGCTTCGCTACTGCGATGCAGACGGTTGGTTGGCTGGAAGATTGCCCGGGAGGCCTTGTCCTGCCTGAGTTTGACAAGCACAACGGCCAGTCAGCGAAACGTCGAGCACAGGATAGTGACCGCAAACGAGCCGGACGTTTGTCCGCATCAGAAGCGGACAAAAACGGGACTAGAGGAGAGGAGAGAAGAGAAGAGTCTTCTTCTACTACTCCTAACGGAGTAGTTGTCGACAGCGACCCCGCTGACGACTTCACGCTGGGCGACGCGGTGCAGTCGAAGTCGAAGGCTGCTCGTCCTGAATGCCCGCATCAGGAAATCATCGCGCTCTACCACGAGATCCTGCCGATGTGTCCGTCCATCCGTGACTGGACGCCCAGCAGGCAGCAGGCACTGCGTGGCCGATGGAATGAGGACCCGAAGCGCCAGAACCTCGAGTACTGGCGGACCTTCTTCACGTACGTCTCGCAATCCAAGTTCCTCACCGGTCGGGCTAAGACCCAGGAAGGCCGCAAGCCCTTCCTTGTCAGCCTCGACTGGATCGTCAAGGCCGAGAACTTCACCAAGATCCGCGAAGAGCGGTACCACAACGAGGATGCCGCATGAACGCGATCGATGATTTTCCACAGGCCCGGGCGCTTTACAGCGTCGAGGCCGAGCAGGCCGTGCTGGGCGGCCTGCTGCTCGACAACGATGCAATCGACCGCCTGAACGGGCTGGAAGCCGCGCACTTCTACCGCGACGATCACCGGCTGATCTTCTCTGCGGTGATCCGCCTGGTCTCGGCGAACAAGCCGGCCGATGTGATCACGGTCTTCGAAATGCTCCAGTCCAATGCACAGGCAGAACGTGCCGGGGGCCTGCAGTACCTGAACGCCGTCGCGCAGAGCACGCCGAGCGCTGCGAACGTCAGCCGCTACGCCGAGATCGTGCGCGACCGCGCGCTGCTCCGGGAGACCGCTACAGCTGCGCGCAAGGTACTCGAGCTCGTTGAGACGCCGAGCCCGATGAAGGGCGCAGAAGTCGTCGACAAGGCGCAGTCGCTGCTCGCCCAACTGGCGTCGGTCGGCGTGCGCAGCGAGCCGAAGATGATCGCCGAGCTGCTGGTGCCGGTTGTCGAGCAGGTCGACGAGCGCTATCACAGCCGGATTGAACCCGGCATTTCGACCGGCATTGATGCCCTTGACCGTGCACTGAACGGCGGTCTCCATGACGGCAACCTGGTGATCGTGGCCGGCCGCCCGTCGATGGGCAAGACAGCGCTGACCACCGACCTCGGGCTGAACATCGCACACGCCGGTCGCAGCGTGCTGCTGGATTCGATGGAGATGTCCGATTCCGAGATCGTTGCCCGCGCGCTGGCCAATCGCGGCGGCATCAACCTGTCGGCGCTGCTGTCTGGGCGCCTGCAGGACGCGGACTGGCCGCGCCTGACTTGGGCAGTCCAGAACCTGGGCGGCATGCGTTTCGCCATCGATGACACGCCGGCCATGTCGCTGCTCGATGTTAAGACCAAAGCCAAGGCGCACAAGCGCAAGCATGGCCTCGACGTGCTGATCGTCGACTACCTTGGCCTGATGTCTGGCGGCGAGGAAAAGATGCGCACGCAGCAGATCGGCGCGTACTCGCGCGGCCTGAAGTCGCTGGCCAAGGAGCTGGGGATCCCCGTCGTCGCGCTCGCGCAGCTCAGCCGGAAGAACGAAGAGCGCCCTGACCGGAAGCCGATTCTGTCCGACCTGCGCGACTCGGGCGATATCGAGCAGGACGCGGACGTGGTGATGTTCGTGCACCGCCCGGAGATGTACGACCCGAACAACTCGGACCTGAAGGGTTACGCCGAGGTTCTGATCCGTAAGAACCGGAATGGCGCGCTTTGCGACGTGCCGTTGCTCTACAAGGGGCCGGTCACGAAGTTCGATGAATGGACTGGGCCGCTGCCGATGCTGAGTCACGGCCCGGCCGTCCGCAAACGCGGCATCGCTGCGGAACTGTGAGGCATCCATGACCGACCTGTTCGAAGAGATCGTCGCTTCCGATATTTCGACCTCAAATGAGGCGCCGAAAACGGACATCGCGCTCGCAGAAGTAGGTACGCCCACCTGCAATCTGAACATTCTGGCCATCGACATCGGCACCACTACGGGCTGGGCGCTGGGCCTGCGCGACGGGAAGCTGCACAGCGGCAGCGAGTCGTTTGCGCCCAAGCGCCTCGACGGTCCCGGCCAGCGCTGGCTCAAGTTCGCAGCGTGGCTCGGTGAGCGCGCGCGCCAGGCCGGCGAGATCCATGCCGTGTACTACGAGCTGGTGCTCCGGCACACCGCGGTGCAGGCCGCGCACGTGTACGGCGGCTTCGAGGCGCACCTGCAGGCGTGGGCCGATCGCAACCGCATCCGTTTGGTCGGCGTGCCGGTGCCCGTCATCAAGAAGTCGGCGACGGGGAAGGGCAACGCCAACAAGGACGCCATGGTGGCAGCCATGCGCCAGCGCGGCCACCGCGTCGTCGACGACAACCATGCCGATGCGCTGGCGCTGCTCGAGTACGCGCAGCGGGAGGAAAGCTGATGGGCATCCTCGAACAACCGCAATCCCTGCAGCAGGTCCTGCGTGGCGTCTTTCTCCGCGGCGAGAAGGTCGTCGCCACGCGTTTCGCCACCCAATACGGCTTCACGCGGCAGGGCGTCAGCGAAGGCCTCAAGGCGATGCGCAAGCGCGGACTGATCCAGCCGCGCGAGCTCGAGCGCGCTTCCGCCGGCACGGCTCCCATCGAATGGTCGTGCGTCGACCTGGCCGCCATGCAGGCCTACCAGCCGAAGGTGCAGACGCACAACCCGATGGTGGCTCGGCGCCGGCCAACCGGCCCCTTCGCGGCGCTGCTGGAAGTCTGGGGTATCCGGCCGGCGGACATCCGTCTGCCGACCATGCGGCACGTGATGATCACCAACGACCCAGCGGAGGCCGCGTGATGGATGCAGGAAAGCTGAATTTCAACTCACAAGGGAGCAACCATGAATCTGGCCTTTGAGCACGTGGTGATCATCTGCATCGCCGTCTTTATCGCCGGCACGTGCTTCGGCGTGCTGCTCATGAGCCTGGTGCAGATGGACCGCGACGAGCGGCTTCCGAAGATCGAAGAGCTGCGCACTGTGCCGGCACCGGAAGGAGACTGAAATGCGAAGTGACTGGAATGGGTACTGCATTCGCTGCGGCGGCTTTGGCCACCGCTCGTCGAGCTGCATGCGCTGGAATGGCGTCCGTCTGGCGAGGCCGGTATGAGCGACAAGCGCATCTTCATCCTGTCCCACCGGCAGGCGCGCGCTGGCGCCGAGCTGGCGATTCGCGGAGCTCCCGACGGCTATGTCGTCACCATCTGCGAGCCGACCCGGACGCTCGACCAGAACGCGAAGCTGTGGCCGATGCTGTCGGACGTCTCGAAGCAGGTCGAATGGCACGGCCAGAAGCTGACCACCGACGAATGGAAGGACGTCTTCACCGCCGCGCTGCGCCGGCAGAAGGCCGTGCCTGGTCTCGATGGAGGATTCGTT